CAATGGATCAAAGTTCTATGTCTATTGCTGGAAGGTCTTTATCAAGACTTTCAATAGATGAGTTAATGACTTTTAGAGATAGATACAAAGCTGAATACCTAAAAGAAGTTAAACAACTAAGAATTAAAAATAATAGAGGTTCAGGAAATACGATTAAGGTTAATTTTGGTCGTACCACTGGCTCAACACCTAAGAGCGACATAACATAATGGCTTGGTATAACAGAATCATTGGTGGCGATACACCAAAACAAAAAAAACGAAAGGCTTATAGAAGAAGTTATACTGGTGCTAACACTGGCAGATTATTTGCAGATTTTGTAACCACATCTACAAGTGCCGATGCTGAAATAAAAGATAACATACGAATCCTAAGAGATAGGGCAAGAGAGTTAGCTAGAAACGATAGCTACATTGCTAGATACCTCAATCTAATGGTATCTAATGTTATCGGCAAGCATGGCATAAGAGTTAGCTCCAAAGCTAGGAACGATGATGGTTCTTTAGACATTGGAGCTAACCTGCTCATTGAAAGAGCTTGGAAGGAATGGTCTCATGTTGGCAACTGTACTACCAATGGCAGATTGTCATTTTTAGATTGTCAAAAGATATTTATAGAATCTCTGGCTAGAGATGGAGAGGTTTTAATTAGAAAAATAAAAAACCCTAACTCTCCTTTTGGTTTTCAATTACAGTTTTTAGAATCAGATCATTTAGACGAAAATAAAAATGATGTTTATAAACAAACTGGCAACAAAGTTAAGATGGGTGTTGAGGTAGATCAATATGATAAGCCAGTTGCATATCATCTATACAAAGATCATCCATACAATAGAAATTATTTAAGTCAGAACCAGCACATCAGAGTTCCTGCTGATGAGATCATTCATGCTTATATGCCACAAAGAGCAGAACAGACCAGGGGAGTTTCTTTAATTGCAACTGCTATGGCTAATGTAAAAATGCTCAATGGTTATCTCGAAGCAGAGATAGTTGCAGCAAGAGTTGGTGCATCTAAAATGGGCTTCTTCACTTCACCAGATGGCGATGGTTATGTTGGTGATGGTGAATATGAAGATACATTCAACCCAACAATGAACGCTCAAGCAGGAGTATTTGAGCAGCTTCCAGCAGGTATGGACTTTAAAGCATTTGACCCAAATCATCCAACATCTGCATTTGATTCTTTTACAACCAGCGTACTTAGAAGCATTGCATCAGGTTTAAATATTTCTTATCACTCACTATCTAACGATTTAACTTCTGTTAATTATTCTTCTATTAGGCAAGGTGCTTTAGAAGATAGAAGTATGTATCAGATATATCAACAATTTGTAATTGAGCATTTTGTAAACCCAGTATTCCAATCATGGTTGGAGATGGCTATTTCTAGTGGTTACATTAATTTACCAATGGGCAAATTTGACAAGTTTGCTAGATCGGTAAATTATATTCCAAGATCATTCGCATGGATTGACCCACTAAAAGAAATGCAAGCCAATGTTATTGGTTTACAAAATGGAACACTTACATACTCAGACATTTCTGCATCTTATGGCAGAGATACTGAAGAGCTGTTTGAGCAACATCAAAAAGAAATTGAATTAGCAAAACAGTATGATATTGAATTAGCTTATCAGCCATTTGGTCAGAAGTTACCAGTGGAAGCTAAGATACAAGGTGGTGAGGAAGAAGAAGATGGCTAGACCAAATGCAGGCATGAAGTCAGAAGCTCAAAAGGGCTTAGACTGGCGTGAGGAATTTGGCAGAGGTGGTACTAGAGTTGGTGCTGTAAGAGCAAGACAAATAGTGGCTGGTGAGAACTTATCAGATCAAACCATTAAAAGAATGTACAGCTTCTTCTCCAGACATGAGGTAGACAAACAAGCAGAAGGATTTAGTGCTGGTGAAGATGGCTACCCTAGTAATGGCAGAATCGCATGGGCTCTCTGGGGTGGAGATGCAGGTTATAGTTGGTCAAAAAGATTGGTGGAACAAATGAAAAAAGATGAAGATAGAGCAGCACCAGATGCATTGAAAACTGGTGATTTTGTAAGCTGGGATAGTGCTGGTGGTAGAGCCAGAGGAAAGATCATCAAGATCGAAAGAGATGGCAAGATTAATATTCCAAATAGCGAGCTAACAATTACTGGTACTCCAGATGATCCTGCTGCATTAATACAAATTTATAGAAGTGGTGAACCTACTGATACCGAAGTGGGTCATAAGTTCAGCACATTAACCAAGATTAATCCCATAAGGGATTTTAACGATTTCAATTCAAATGAATTGGAAGTACATCCAGTAGAAAATACTGAGGAGAAAACTATGTTAAAAGAAGATAGACATATCCTCAGCGTTTCTGAAACTGATAACTCTGTTATCGTTGAGTTTGAGAAACATGAGGATGTAGAAGAAGGTGAAGAAGTAGAAATGGCTGAGGAAGTTTCTATGATGGATCAAGATGAGGAAGAAAGAAAGGTTGTACATATGCCTATGAAATATAGGACTGTTGATCTTTCCAGAGCTTCTTATGTTGATGAAGAGAATCGTAGAGTCAGAGTTGGCGTTTCTTCTGAAGAACCTGTTGAAAGAAGTTTTGGCATGGAAGTGCTAGGACATTCTGAAGGTGATATAAACATGGAGTTTATAGCATCTGGGCGAGCACCACTGCTCCTTGATCACGATATGACCAAGCAAATAGGTGTAATTGAAGAATTCAAACTTGACGAGACAGCAAAAAGGACAACTGCTGTTGTACGCTTTGGAAAAAGTGAACTAGCTCGAGAAGTATATGAAGATGTCAAAGATGGTATTCGTATGAATATCTCTGTAGGCTACAGGATAGATAAACTGGAGCGTATTCAACGTGATGGCGAGGATTATTACAAAGCAAATTGGACACCAATGGAAGTTTCTTCTGTTAGCGTTCCTGCTGATCAATCCAGACTTGTAGGCGTTGGGCGTTCTAAAGATAAACAAACTAAAACTCAAATAAAGGTAACAAAAATGACTGAAGAAGTTAAAAATGAAATTAACCTTGATGAAGTTAGAGCTCAAAGTGCTGACGAAGCAAAAGCTGAATTCAAAAGAAATTCAAAAGAGATCATTGATCTTGCTGTAAAGCACAATAAAAGAGACCTAGCTGACAAGGCTATTCAAGAAGGTGTATCTGTTGAAGAGTTCAGAGGAATATTATTGGAAAACATTTCTAATAACACTCCTTTAGAAACTCCTTCAGAAATCGGATTAACACCAAAAGAAGTTAGAAGATTTAGTTTAGTAAAAGCTATTAACGCTCTTGCTAATCCTTCTGACAGAAATGCACAGCGAGCTGCTGAATTCGAATTCGAATGTTCAGAGCAAGCTGCTAGAGAACATGGCAAAGTAGCACAAGGAATTATGCTTCCTGCTGACGTTCTTCGTAACTGGACTAGAGACCTGAACACAAGTGATGACTCTACTCTTATCGCTGAAGATTACAAAGGTGGAGATTTCATAGACGTTCTAAGAAACTCTTCTTCTGTAATGCAAGCTGGTGCAACTATGCTTCGTGGATTACAAGGCAACGTGGTTATTCCTAAGAAAACTGCTGCTGCTTCTGCTGGCTGGATTGCTACTGAAGGTGGAGACTCTGCTGAGTCTGAATTCACTTCAGGATCAGTAACCATGTCTCCTAAAGTTATCGGTGCTCACACTGATGCTTCAAGATTAATGCTTCAACAATCTTCATTAGATATTGAAAACTTAATCAGAGATGACCTAACACAATCTATTGCTCTTGCAATTGATTTAGGTGCTTTGGCTGGTAGTGGTTCAAGTGGTCAACCAACTGGTATTGCTAACACTTCTGGTATCAACACAACAACTTTTGCTGCTGCTAGCCCAACTTTTGCTGAGGTTATAGCTATGGAAAGTGCTGTTGCTGCTGATAATGCATTGTCTGGTTCATTGTCTTACATTTGTAAGCCAGCAGACTATGGAACATTGAAAACAACTAGCAAGGACACAGGTTCTGGAATGTTTGTTGTTGAGCCTGATGGAAGAATGAATGGCTACAATGTTATCAGAAGTAATCAAGTAACTTCAGGTGATTTCTACTTTGGAAACTTTGCTGACTTGTTAATTGGAATGTATGGTGGTCTTGATATTCAAGTCGATCCTTTCAGTCTTTCCAAATCAGGAAGTGTGCGAATTATTGCTCTACAAACTGTAGACGTAGCAGTTCGTCATGCTGTTAGTTTCTGTAAGTCATCTGACTAATTAGCTGATGCTTAAATGGAATGGTGGGGGAAACCCCACCACCTTAATTATGAAAAAATATAAAATTTTACAAGACACAGTTGCCAATGGATCAAAAGTTCATGCTGGAGATGTAGTAGAGCTAGATCAAGAAACAGGTCATTCATTATGTGGCTATGGCAAGGCAGAAATTCATGTTGAAAAACCAAAAGCTAAAAAAGCTGATAGAAGCGTTGGTTTAGAAACATCAGAGGTTAAAGCTCCAAAGAAAAGAGCTAAAAAATAAATCATGCCCATCGAGAGTGCAGCAGATTTTAACTCCTATGTAGACATCAACACAGGTCATGGAGTTACTGCTACATTCTTCGAGGTGCAACAATCATTATGGGATCAGAGAAATGGTCTCATTGACACTTGGTTTGATATTGATTCTGGAAATACAACCAATATCAATATCATTATAGATCAAGAATATTTCAACATTGAAGGTGGCACAGTTCCTGTTGCTGGGTATCAACCCAGAGCAATTATCAAAGCAACTGATGCTCCTTATATATCGCAAGAAGATAGATTAATTGTTAATGCAATTACAACTAATCGTGGCAGTGTTTTGAAACCTGAAACTTCTTTTGTTGTTAAAACAGTTGAGCCTGATAATACAGGTTTAGTATCACTGGTATTAGAGGAAGAATAATGTCTCAATACCAAATGGAAACAGAAGAAGATATGATTGCATATTTAGATATAGAATATGGTCATGGTGTCAGTGCTGTTTACACAAACAATGGATCAGATTCTACTATCAAAATTATTATTAATAATGAATATGTTCCTCTCTT